GCGCACATTCGCGCTTTATCAAACCTACATCTACTCAGTTCAGTTTGAACCCCTTTATCTTATATACCGAGAAGGACGAACTCGGTTTTTATATGACCGCAATAAGCGGTTTTCGCCTATCTGCTTTCACAGGCATTAGTCTCATGGACGGAAAGAGCTTAGATACCCTCTTCCCATTCACACAATTCATCAAATTCTTCAAAATTAACTTTCGTGTCTTGATAAACTTCATCATAAACATTGCGTGATTGAAGAGTCTCCCACTTAGGAAAACCTGATCTGAGATCATCTAAAGTTATCCCATGCTGACGCATCTTACGAACGTCTGATCGGTCGACCCTTTCTATCATTTGATCTGCAGCTATTTCTCGGCCATTCTTTCCAACATGACGAAGAAGATACTTATAAAACAGACGAAGTGATAAATAAGCATCCTGATTTGAACCGTGAGTGCCATACGCATGTCCTAAAACCGAGAGCATAACATCCATTAAATCCCTGTTTTTTGGCTCACGACCCCAAACTGCACGACACATGTATTCGCGAGTTTCACGATAAGGAAGGAACTTAGACTGACCCTCACTCCTGTTCTTATTTATAGTGGCATAGTGACGAAGGAATACCATCCCAGGATCACCAATAATCCATCCCATATACTCTTGAGAACAGAAAGGAACACCATCCCTCCAATCACGCAACTCCACATCAAAGTTCGTCATCAAAAAATCTGCGAACAACTTTGCTGAAAAATACGTTCCGCCTAGACCTTTACCCTTATTGTATACGTGATCATCACCATACACAATCAGTTTTACGAGCTTAATAAATTCTTCTTCTAAAATAGCACGATCGGATTCTGGCGCATTAACTATTTGCCAAACGCAAAATAGTGTAAAGTACAACGCCATAACCCACGAGTCCATGTGAGAGGTGTTATAACATCCTGACGGAACACCACCTCGCTGAATTGCCCACATGTCTCCAAATAACTGAGTTATTCGAGCTATTATAGTCTTAATTATTTGTCTTATTATTCTTTTCTTCAATTCATAGTCCTCAGACTTAGGATCCTCATGAATGAGGCCACTACTATAATAGAGATTGACAAATACTGCTTTAACACGCATGTCAAATTTGTCTACATCCCCATCACACAATAAGGCCTCGAAACAATTATTAAGATCAATACCTAAACATTTTGCTATCTCGTCCATGCCTCCTCGCGACCAACGGTGCCCAATGCGAATACATGGGCCTCGTTCTCGAAGCATTCGAATCTTAGATACCAATCTTTCTAAAACAACGAAATTTGAAGAAGGAATGACAAAAACACGACACTTATCCTTAAATTTTTGCCATTTCTCATCTGCATATTGCTTATCAAACGTATAAAAGATCTCACTCTTAGGTGAGATTACCCAGTAAACTGGGATATCTTTTCCTTCCCGTATAAATCGAAGGAATACGTCTAGGTCAAATCCATGCATTTCAAACTTCTTTCCATGAGGACTGACCTTAACTGGAAAACTGTTCGTACGAATTTCAAAGACACGACCATGATTTGCCCCCGCTGCTGATCCGAGATACATTCCATACAGATCTTTTTCAACATTAATCTCTGTTTTTATCTGCTCAAATATCTTCACGCCCATTAAACGATACGCGTGACTCAAGGCTGATGGTAAATTCTTCAAAACCTGCTTACCACGATCATTCACAAGATGAGATTTCTTGTTTTGCTGCAAAACGACATAAAGATATTTCAAAGGATACATGTCTGCTCGCGCATTAGTATAGACTGATCTCCCATTAATCTTTCCAAATGCCATTCTCCAACGAGATTCTCTGCGTAGTATCTGTGCCCACAGAGGGGGCACCTCATACTTTACAAGGAATGGCGGGTGGTCCTGCTCGGAGTCTGGCAACATCTCCGGAGGATCATCATTCCATACCCACTTTCGCAAATCGTCCCTTATAAAAGTTAAAGGCTTGAACCGTATTGCATAATACTCCATATCTACATTCTTCAATATGGTACTAACCGCTGGATCCAACCCCCTAAGAATCTCAG